GAGAATCACTAGACCTTGACAACGATGATGCTCCCTGTTGGCAGATTCCAAGTGGAGAACACTCCACTTTTGCTGGATGGAATCCCCAATGTGTACCCACTATGGAGTACATTGTATGGAAACTAAAACGCCTTGACGGTATTATCACAGGAGAAATTTATTAATGGCACTATCTAATTCAGTTCAAAACTCACTTGATGGAGCAGAATCATCACTACGCAATGCCCTGGCATTTGCTGCTAGACAAGAACGTCCCATTGTTTGTACCCAAATTTCCAAGATGATTTCTGACATTGAGAGTATCGGAACAATGGACGAACTTCTTGACACACTTACAGACCTTTCTGATAAAAATAAGCAATGATGGATTACAAGACTGCTGGTGTTGATGTTGAAGGTGGTAAGGAGTTCGTTACTTCTATTGAATCTAATGTAAAATCTACCTATCGTCCCGAAGTGATCGGTAGGTATGGTGGGTTCAATGGTATGACTAGGATTCCCAAAGGATATAAGAATCCTGTGTTGGTATCTGGTGCTGATGGTGTAGGTACTAAGGTTAAACTTGCTAAGTTGATGTCATATGATGGACACTACCGATATAATCGGTGCATTGGTACTGACTTGGTTGCCATGTGTGTCAATGATGTTATCACTTCTGGTGCTGAACCTTTATACTTTCTTGATTACATTTCCACAGGTAGACTGAATCAAGAATCACTTCAACATTATATTGAAGGTATCACAGAGGGATGCAAACTCGCTGGGTGTTCACTGATCGGTGGTGAGACAGCAGAGCATCCATACATTGTAGGATCAGCACCACAGGATGACCTTGCTGGTTTCTGTACTGGTGTTGTAGAAGAAGATATGATTGTTGATGGTAGTAACATCGAAGCAGGTGATCAGATCATTGCCATTCCTAGTAGTGGAGTGCATAGTAATGGGTTTAGCATCATCAATCGTATGTTCTTTCACCAGGTGCTTTATCTCAGAGACAACCTAGATCTACTCACACCTACTAGGATCTATGCCAAGGAGGTACGATCAGTTCCAGGACTCGTAGAAGGCATGGTGCATATCACTGGGGGTGGACTACCTGATAACCTACCACGAGTCCTTCCAGCGGGTCGTAGAGTCCGTATAGACTATCGTAGTTGGGAGATCCCTGAGATCTTCCAGAGGATCCAGAAGGCAGGTGAGTTGAATGATGCTGAGATGTTCCACGCATTCAATATGGGTATTGGATTCTGTATGATCGTGAAAGATCATTATGTTGATCGTGTATGTCAAACGATTACAGATTCCTGGGTGATGGGTGAGGTCTTATGATAAATAATACATATCGTCGCCGCTGATAGTTCACTGGCAAAATCCAGAGGACTGTGCTATACTGAGAGGGTCAAACGACCCTCTTTTTTTATGAGAAAACAACTGATCGCCTTGATCGCTGGTCTATCTCTGACAGCAGCACCAGTATTAGCGGACCCAATCGAACCTGAGGATTGGTTTACACCACATGCCACAGGTTGTATGCTCCTGGGTGAGTGTACTGATGACGTGGCACCTATCTGGGGTATTGATTACCTGGTACAGGAATATCCTGTGTCTAATTGGAATCCAGTAGCAGAAGAGTTCAGTCGCATTCTGAATGCCCTCACCCTGATTGATGTGGGTGTGTACCTTGCTGATCAAAAGTATTTTGAAGTGGGACAACGTGGTATCTACCACACTGTGACTAATAACTTCTATCTTAATCGATCATACATGTCACGTCCTGGTGTACTGATGAGCGTCATGCGCCATGAGGGATGGCACGCTGCACAAGATTGTATGGCAGGCACGATCGATAACAGCATGATTGCTATCATCAGACCAGAGGATGATGTTCCTATGATCTGGCAGGAAATGGTAGAACGTACCTATCCTGAGTCAGCATGGCCCTGGGAGAAGGAAGCAACCTGGGCAGGTAAGACAGAAGGTATGACTATGCGAGCACTAGAAGCGTGTGAACGTGGTCGTATGTGGGAGGTTTATCCCCCAACACCTATGACAAGGGAGTGGTTGGAAGAGAATAAATATATCGTAAAGTAAACTAGATATGGTCGCTGGTAATCCTTGTTATACTACATTCCCACCTTCTCTACCCGAGAGGACTACGAGTGCTGCGACCTTATTCATTAAACCAAGGACGGGTGTAGTACCACCTATCCTTCCACCAGAACCTGGGGAGCAGGTAAGAATCACAGTCGGATCATGCTATGGTCCTGAGTCACCTCTCCCTAGTGTTGGTGGTAATATATACTACCCTCGTGCAAGACAGGGTATTGTTGAACCCCCAGAACCAGTGTTACCTGGTGCTGATATTAGAATTACTGTTGGTAACTGTTATATACCTGGTGAACCACCTCGTGTAGTAGTACCACAAGCATCAGATTCTCCTGCCGTCACTATTACAAGGCCGAAGCAAGGCATTGTCCCTAGTCCCCCTGCTGCACAACCAGGAGATCTTGTCAGAGCGATCGTTGATAACTGCTACGGACCAGAACTACTACCCTTAGAACCAGACACTGGACCATACTTACCTAAACCTAAGTCTGCTATTGAAGTACAACCAATTCCTCCTGGTGCTGCTGATTTCATTAGAGAGATTGTTGATAACTGCTATGGACCAGATCAAGATCCTCTTATCCCTGATCTAGGTCCATACTTTCCACGACCGAGAAGAGGACAGGATGATCCACCACCAGGAACTCCTGCTGGTGAGGCGATTCGTGCAATTGTTCAGAGATGTTATCCTGAAATTACTCCACCTCCTCCTGATGGTAAGGTACCAGATCCTACCAGCGGTCCCATCCCACTCTTCCCAGATCCACCACCATGGAAGTGGTTGTGTGAACTGTTCCCCGATCTACCCATATGCTCACTTGACTATGGTCCCTTCAACCCACCAGATATCCCAGAAGGTGAAATTCCTGGCATTCCTGATGGTAAAGACTGTGCTGAGGTACAGTTTGGACTCAGAAATGGTACAGTAAAGAGACATCGTTTCCCTACTGTCAAGAACGAATGGAAGATTATATCTGGTGATAGAAAGGGTGAGATTCTTTATTGTAAGTTGACACCTGATGAACCATCACCAGTGACACCATGTGTTACTGAGTTCTTGGATTGTTTATTCAAACCATATGCTACTGGTACATACAGGACACCTCCTGCATCATGTGATACCTTCTACTTCCGTGGTCAAAACTCCACCAGTAGAGAGATCTGTGTTGCCAACTGTCAGGGTGAACGTGTAGCAGTCTATGAGTATATCAAAGGCAGTCAGACTGCTAAGAATGTGATGTTGAAACCAATCAGTGGAGACATCGATGGTAGTGGTGGTTTCTCGAAGCACAATCTTCGTGTTGTAACGACTGACTCTTCTGGTAACTACAATGGTAGGAAAGTATTCTGCGAGGCAGGTGCTAGGTATTTTAGTAGTGGTTCTACGCAAACACATACTGCCAGTTTAGGTGGTGCTAGTGTTACCTTCAAGGTAGATCCTCTCGTGAGTAGTGGTGATATTGATACTAAATGGTGGGTCGAAAGTTTCTCAGGATCATTACCTTCTATTGGTACCGAGACTGACTATACATTTAACGCAGGTCAAAGAGATTGTGTTGTCACCTTACAAGTGATTGGTGGTGCTGAGTCAGGTGGTGATCATAGATATGGTCTTACTCCTACACCAGATAAACCAGGATATACTGTCAGTAATGATGGTGAACCTGTCTTCTATCTATTGAAGAACCCTGTTAGTGGTGCTGTTCCACTGTGGAGATACTATTCTTCTAGTACAGTAGATACATTCCTCACTATTAATCCTGGTGCTCCTGAGAGTAGAGGTGCAGGTGAACGTGCAACTATGGACGCGGCAGGGATGGCAGAGGGTGAGTTCCTTGGGTATGCATTTGGACAGAAAGATAAAGCGTCCGCCAGTCTCACTGAGAAAGAACAGATTCAAGAACTACATCGTTACTACAATGGTAATGGTTGTGATCTAAGTTGTGAATTTGATAGTAGTGGTAACGTTGTATGTACTGGTAGTGGTAGTGCTCAGTTAAAGTTAGAAGTATCTTGGGATGATAATCCAAGAACTGCTGGTACTGCTTTTGAATCTGTCTCTGCTTCTGGTCAGTCAGTGAATAGAAGTGGTGAGAAAGGGTCTGGATCCCTACTAATGAATGTCACCAGCGGCACTAATACAGTTAGTTATGATCGATCTAAGTCACAGGGTGGCGGTATGTCACGTCAAGATAATAATAAAAAGTTATGCTTGAAGGATGGTGATGGCAGTGATTGTAATGCTAGTGTGAGAATTGGTAGTATTGGTGGTGGATTTAATCCCAAAGATGATCACAAGTACAATATTGTTAAGAGAAATAATACTGAGACACCTCCTAGGTATCATCCAAGCAGATTAAGTTATCAAATTCCTAGTGATAATGAGAGTCCTTTCACTATTTCTTATCAAGTTTCTAAGGGTAGTGCAGGATACTCAAACTCATGGGGTGTTGCGATCACTAATAAAGATGGTGATCAGATCTACTGGGCACGAGTGATCGAGTCGAATACAACTCGAAACATTCCTATGACACAGTATCAGATACCAGTGGATGTATTGAACACGTATAGAAACAAAGAGATAGTATTCTTTTTGATTCCTGATGGTGGTTCCAATGGTATCTCTGATGGTCAGAGTATTACATTCAGTGCTAATGGTAATGCATATAAGAATAATGCATCAGTTGAGAACAACTGGGTGTTCTTCACCAACCACCTTATGAATCCTGATAAGAGGAACAAGGTTAAGTATCATGGAAACCATGAGCAGTGGTGGGAAGATCTTCATGGATCAGACAGTGATGAAGATTACAATGACTTCAAGGTCTCCTATCGTGTTGCATGGGTTGGTAGTGAGTGGTTGTATGAAGGCATTGCATGTTATGTCTTTGGTGAAGACGCACCACCACCGATCATGATTCCTATCACAGTTAGAGAGAACTGTCAGGATCCATTGTTCAATAAGATCTTCCGTGATGGAATGGTTATGCGTTCTGAGTGTGGTCCTAGGACACCACCCAATAGTGGTACCACTAACACACAATCTTTGACGGGTAAATGTAGTGGTGAGTATACTCATAGCACTAGAAGAACTCAAAAGATTAAGGCACAACGCAATGCTAACCTATCTTTGAAAGCATTTGGTAGTATCATTAGATCACCAGAGATTGAGGACCTGAGATTCAAATATAGATTGTATAAAAATAATACTATTATTATTGAAGACTCTATACTGGTTGGTGACTGGCCAATTGTTGGTTCTACTCTGGGAGAATTCTCTGTATCAAAGGGTGATACGATTAAGTTCCAGATTGCTACAATACAAAGAGGACCACGGTCTGGTCTTGCCTCATTAGGATTCGCTATCTTCGATCGTGATGACCAGGTATTTGAAAAACCATGGAACATGGATCTAGGAACTTCACCTATCACTGGTGAGGTAGAGAGACGATCTATCGTTACCTCTGAGACTCCTAGAACAGATAACAATGGTCGTATCAAACGGATGAGTATTCGTCTCTGGGATCAGCAGAACAAAGCATGGTCAAAGAAAGTTACTGTCTGGGACAACGGTCAACTCAATACCAATGGTTCTAATGGTCAGGACGTTGACTGGAATGATGTGTACTATGCAGGTGAAGAATGGTATGAATCGGGTGGTAACGAAGGATTCTATGAGGGTGGTAGCAGAAATCGTAGAGGAGTTATCATGAGTAGTAACATCGATAGTAAAGGAGCATTCGTTGACTCACCTATCGTTTCTGATAACCGTGGTATCTTCTACAACAATCTGTTCGAGCATGGTAGAGGGTTCCTATGTAAACCAGCAGAGAATGTGAGAGGTGACCTGAGTAGGTACGCTCACATGTCTAACACTCATGGATTCGTGGGGTGGTTTGCTAACTCTGGTATCACTGATGATCTATTCTTAGAAGCAGTCGAAGACTTTGATGACTACTATGCAAAAGGTATCAATGATGCTGGTACTCAGAGCAACTATCCTAGGGGGGTTGCAGTATCAAGCAATGGGCAGTATAGTAAGATGTCCTTTATGCATGATTATGTATTAGGTGAATTTGATTCTGAGGAATCATTCCAGGATGGTAGTACCTCTCGTCCAGAAGCCAAAGTTCGTATTGCTTTCTGGCCTTACACTACAAAGTCAAATGATTCTGACTCATCAGAACCTAGATTTGGTAACGCTATCTACTGGGCAGTTGGTGTTGAGTTGTTTGATCTGCTAGATAGAGGTACATCCTATGCAGCAGGGCAATCTTTTGATCTGACTTGGCCTCCAATTCAGAAGCAGAAGGATACCTATGGTGATGCTAATGATTTGGGTAACCCGACGCCATTCTATCCTAGGGATAAGAATACAGGTGTTGACCTACCTAATAGAATCAATAGCGCAACTATTGGTAACGATATATCAGATAGGTATGAGAATACCTATGCTCCTAAGGAAGTTATCTATCAGGAGTCCCATAACAGAGACTCCAATCTATGGTTCATGTGTCAGAGTGACCGTAAGGTTAAACGTATCAGATTTAAAATTGAAATTGAGGAAGTTGAATGAGTAAAGGATTTAGTGAGAGGAATACTGATCGATCCATTGTCGATGGTGTTAAGAAACTCACAGGACTACAAAAGATTCTACGTAAGTATCCTGATGATCCTACGGGTCGTAAGAAGATGCTTAAACAGTGGAAGAAGTATCACTACGGATGGATGGGTGAGATGGATCGCCTTGAACAATCCGCCGATAGTCTAGAAAATATTCCATTGGCACTCGAAGAACTCAAAGAGGTGATGCCTGACATGCCCACAGAACCTGTCGAGATCAATCAAGTGCCCACTGAGCAGCAGATCCAGACGATCCGAAATGCTATTGGTAAGGACTGAGGGTTGACAGAGGTTGGAGAACCTGCTATACTTTCTAGGTAATCCACACGGTTGTGTTGTTCCTCTAACCAAACTGGCACAAGGGAAACAGTTTTCAACAATGTGGTATTATAAATAAAGCGGACTGTGCTTAACAGTCTGTAACAAACGCAGACACGTCGAGTCTGCTATCATCTGTGGGTTCAACTCCACAAGTAAAATAGGTATTAAAACAAAATGATCAAATCTGTATTCGCAGCAACCGCTGCCCTTTCTGTCTCTGCTGGTGCCGCTTTCGCTGGACCTTACGTTAACGTCGAAGCCAATGCTGGTTGGACGGGTTCGGAGTACAACGGCGTTGGAACTGACCTTCACCTGGGTTATGAAGGTGCTCTTGGCGAGTCTGCTTCCTACTACGTGCAGGGTGGCGCTACTCTGGTCAGTCCTGATGGTGGCGAAACCGAAACCGTTCCTTCTGGTAAGGCAGGTGTTGGTGTCGGTTTGACCGATGCTCTCGGTGCATATGGTGAAGTCTCCTTCGTGGGTTCAGGCGATGCTGACATCGACCGTGGATACGGTGCTAAGTTGGGTTTGAAGTATTCCTTCTGATCTTCAAGATAACTTGATGCTATATAGGGGGAGCAATGCTCCCCTTTTTTAATCTTTATTCATAATTATCATGGCAAATTCTCCTGGTGGTACAGTAATCTACACAAGACCTGGGTGTCCTTACTGCACCAAGATCAAAGAGGTTTACAAGATGCGTGGGTGGTCGTATACTGAACAGGTACTTGACCAGAACTTCACCCGCACTCAATTCAAATCTGAATTCGGACAAGGTGCTACCTTCCCACAGGTTCTGATCAATGGTCGAACCATCGGTGGATGTACCGAAGCGATCAAATACCTTCGTGAAAACAACCTAATCTAATGAACGACATCAATGACTATGAACTTTATGAAATCATAGAGAGGTCTATCGACCTTGCTATGATGGAGAACAAGTTTGTATTCAAAATGTATCCCTACCTACAATCAAACCAGTGGACTAGGCGACAGACTAATGTCTTTATCGAGTCCACGACTGCTGCTAACCTTAGTTTTACAGTGTTAGAGTTGGAAGACTACATCAAGGGAGGTGACAAGCAACTACGTGAAGCATACGGTCATCTTCCTAAACCAAAAGCACGTAAGATTAAGGACTATCTGTACAGTATTCTTGATGATGCATGGAGGTACCATGCAGAGCGAAAACCAGGTCGTAAACTGGGGAGTAAGATCAAGAAGAACAAGACTAAATAATGTTACCTAGGGAGAACGACCATGGCAGATGCATCATTTCTTTACATCGCTTTCTTCCTAACGGTCGGAAGTTTTGCATTGGGTTTCCTTGTATCATGGAACTTGAAGCACGTCTTTGACACTTGGTCAGACCAAGCAGAGTATGCTAAGATCGTTATGCATCCTGAGATGTATGATGAGGATGGACAGTTATCAGACCAACCTCTCTACTACTTGCGCTTCCACGAGGAAGATGATATGATGTATGATGAAGACGATTGAGGTCTAATGATCCTTGTTGATATGAATCAGGTTTGCATCAGCAACCTGATGGTGTCCCTCACAAGTACAGATTCCAAAGTAAGTGAACGTCTAGTTCGCCATATGGTCTTGAATTCTTTACGGTTCTATCGTAACAAGTTCACTAAAACATATGGCGAACTTGTTCTTTGCTATGACAGTAAGCACTACTGGCGTCGTAAAGAGTTCTCTTACTACAAAGGTACTCGTAAGAGGGACAGAGAGAAGTCCGCTCTCGATTGGAATGAGATCTTTGAGGTTCTTAATCACATCCGTGATGAGATCCGAGAGTTTCTTCCCTACAAAGTTATTGAAGTTGATGGTGCCGAGGCAGATGATGTCATCGCGACACTTGTGAAAGACCAAGCACACAGAAACATTAGGTTGCAGAACAGTATGCAACCACCACAGAAGGTACTCATCCTCAGTGGAGATAAAGACTTTCAACAACTGCAACGGTATAAGTTTGTTGATCAGTTCAATCCTGTACAGAAAAAGTTTGTTGAATGTCTAGACCCTAAGAAGTATCTCCTTGAACATATTATCAAGGGTGATCGGGGTGATGGTATTCCTAACTACCTATCTGATGATGACACCTTTGTTGCTGGTAAGAGGCAACGTCCACTATCCAAAGTCAAACTTGCTAAGTGGGTTGAGTTAGCACCTGAACAGTTCTGTGATGAGGTTACATCTCTGAACTACGAACGCAATCGTAAACTAATTGACTTCGACTACATACCTGAGGAGGTTAACGCTAACATCATAAATACGTTTGAGACTGTTCCGACTCCAAGCAGGGGTCAGATGTATGTTTACTTTGGTAGACATGAGTTGAACGAAATGCTAGACCACATTACTGATTTTTGAAATGAAATTGCTTATCTCTGAGATCCTACAAAAGGCACACAACGCTAAGACTAAGGCAGAAAAGATTAAGATCCTGCAAGAAAACAATTCACCAGCGTTGCGTATGATCTTGATCATCAACTATGATGATTCTGTTGTGTCCCTCATGCCAGAAGGTGTACCACCATTCAATAAGAATGAGGCACCTGTTGGTACTGAGCACACTAATCTGATTCATGAATCACGATTGCTTCATCACTTCTTCAAGGGTGGGTCTGATGTCCCTTCCATCCGTCGTGAGAGGATGTTTATTCAAATGCTAGAAGGATTGCATCCTGATGAGGCAGAGGTACTGATCAAAGCAAAGGATAAGATCCTTGGCAAACGTTTCAAAGTCACTAAGGCATGTGTGCAAGAAGCATTCCCTGAGATCCAGTGGGGTGGACGTTCTTGAAAATCTTACATGAAGACTGTGATCCATCTCTTGCATTAGACAAGAGTCTCCCCTATACTGCATACATTATCGAGTACCTGGTGGATGACATCAGTCACTATGATATTGCAGTCGGTAATAAAGTCTCGGAGATGTTTGATCATTATTATGACAAGCATAAGAAAGACTTTGTGACCATCACACAAACCGAAGGCAGAGCAAATCCAAAACTATGGGGTGCTCAACAGGCAACACCTCCTAAGAAACCAAAGAAATGAGTAAGTCCATGTATACATTTGAGTTGGATCGCAACAAAGATACTGAGCAGGAGAGTGACGAGTCGAAGCACCTTGCTCTCGTAACTCTTACTGCTATCACTGGTATCATCTTTGCTCCCTTTTTAGTCTGGGTAGCATGGAATGTAACGATGCCTGCATTGTTTGGACTACCTGCTATCGGTTACATCAAGTCTGTCGGTCTGTATATTTTAGCGCGAGTATTATTTAAATGAAACCACAAGTATGTTTTATCTCTGCAACTCCTGATGCAGAGAAAACTATTGGATACATTGCCCGAGTAAGTAATCCTAACAACCAGGATAACCCAAAGGTTGCTGGACTATTGAAGTATTGTATTCAACATGGACACTGGTCTGTGTTCGAGCAAGCATCAATGACTCTGCAAATTGAAACGACTCGCGGTCTGGGTGCTCAGATCCTGAGGCACCGTTCATTCTGCTTCCAAGAGTTTTCACAACGGTATGCTGACTCGTCTGCACTAGGTGATAAGATTGCCTTGCCTGAGTTGCGTCGTCAGGATGATAAGAATCGTCAGAATAGTATTGATGATGTAGATCCATTCTTGATTCAGAAGTATGAGATCCTCATGCAGGATCACTTCAAGCATGGTATGGAACTATATCAAAATATGCTTGATGATGGTATTGCAAAAGAGTGTGCTCGTTTTGTATTACCTTTGGCGGTAGGGACTAAACTTTACATGACAGGAAATCTCAGGTCATGGATCCATTACATCAATCTGCGTACCTCTAACGGTACTCAGAAGGAGCACATGGACATTGCAGAACTCTGCAAGCGTCACTTCAAGTGCAAGTTTCCTATCGTCTCAGAGGCGCTTGGGTGGGTCTCTAAGACCGATCGCGACTGCCATAGTTATGAAGATGACCTCCAACCTTGTTTAAAGATTGACTAATGATTATGAAACAGTATCCCTATCAGATTACATACAAGTTGCCTAGTACAGGTAACAAAAGACTGAAAGAAAATGTCCAGGGTGCTTGTGCATCTGAGGCCAGGAAGATCTTTGAAGCATCCAAACCCTCAGCCACGGTGCTCACAACTACACCTCTACCTCAAAACTAATGCCTACATATAACGTAATAAATAAGAACACAGGTGAGAAACAAGAGTTCTCCATGACTATGAAAGCATATGATCAATGGAGAAAAGATAACCCTGACTGGGACAAGGACTGGCAAGCGGGAATCGCTGGCACTACCTATGGTAAACCCAAACAATCCGATGGATTCAAAGAAGTAATGTCTAAGATCCAATCCGAACACCCCCGAGCAAACCTTTCACGTTATACCTGATATGCCTGCTGCCCGTAAGCGTAAGACTCCTAACACAAATCTGACTGCAAAGCAGATGCGTAGGAAGAAACCAATCAATCTAGATCATCTGAAAACTATTGAACCTCTCACTGAAAATCAGGAGAAAGTGTTTGAATCCTACGCTGAGGGTAAGAACTTAGTTCTGCACGGTGCTGCTGGTACAGGTAAAACTTTCATTAGTCTTTACCTTGCTATGCAGCAGGTACTAGATCCTGAGACACCATACGAGAAGATCTACATGGTTCGCTCTCTTGTTCCTACAAGAGAGATTGGTTTCTTACCTGGCGACCTTGAAGACAAGAGTGATCGGTATCAGATTCCTTACAAGAACATGGTTAAGTACATGTTTACCATGCCAGATGACAATCAGTTTGAAATGCTCTATGATAATCTTAGAGCACAAGAGACTGTATCATTCTGGTCTACATCATTCATTCGTGGTGTGACACTTGATCAGTGTATCATCATCGTAGATGAGTTCTCCAACTTGAATTTCCATGAACTAGATTCAATCATCACCCGTGTGGGACAAGACGCTAAGATTATTTTCTCTGGTGACTACAACCAATCGGACTTGCTTAAATCTAATGAGCGCACAGGTGTGCTAGACTTCATGAAGATCTTACAGACCATGCCATCATTTGACTGTGTTGAGTTTGGGATTGAAGATATTGTACGATCTGGTCTCGTCCGTGAGTACCTGGTCAGTAAAATCAACCTTGGATTTAGTTAATGAAAACATTTAATTATGTAGGTCCTGCTGCTGAGATCAATGAACTCGAAAGTAGGACCAGTGAACGTGGTCGCTTCTATAAAGCACCCAATGGTAACTGGTATCCATCTGTCACCACTGTCGTAGGTCATCAATCTATCGAAGGCATCCGTAAGTGGGAGCAGAGAGTTGGGTACACAGAAGCAGAAAAGATCAGACGCACATCATCATGGAGAGGTACCAAGTATCATGGCATCGTTGAAGACTACCTTAAAGGCAACATTGAAAAAGTTAAGAAAAGCGAAGGTCTTGCCTCGTACCTTTTTGGGTTTGCTCGTGAGACTCTTGATCGTATCGACAATCTTCATATTATTGAAGCCCCTTTGTATTCTACTGATCTATGCATTGCTGGTCGTGTTGACTGCATTGCTGAGTTTGATGGTGAGTTAGCAATCATCGACTTCAAAACAACAGGTACTTTGAAGAAAGAATCTTTTCTTAAAAAGTATTTCGTACAGGAAGCAGCGTATGCTTACATGTACTGGGAGTTGACTGGTTGTGAAGTAAAGAAACTTGTGACCCTCTCTGTGGCAGAGAATGGAGAGATGCAAGTGGTCGAGAAGTATGATAAGATACCGTATATTGATACTCTCTGCAAATGGATCAAAGAATACCGTTATTTTCAGGAGGGTATCAATAGATGAAAGAACTCGAAGAAAACTTTATGACTCAGAACAAGTTCAGTGCTCTGGTGGAACACACAGTACAAAATAACAATGGACTCATCAATTACATCGAAGCAGTCGCTACTGTCTGTGAAGAGTATGAGATTGAGTTTGAAATGGTAAGCAAACTAATTAGTAAACCACTTAAAGACAAGATCAAAGCAAATGCACAACACCTCAACTGCATCAAACGAACCAGCAGGGGAGTCCTCCCCCTATGAGTGGATTGATGATGCATTTCGTATAAAAGAAACCAGGTATGGTTTGTTCACATCTATCTTGAAATCCACAGGAGATGATTTCTTGACAGGTGGTACATATGATGCAGTGCTTACTATGTCTAGGTGGCATCTTAAATGTGAACAGGAGGGGACCCTTCACCTATACACAAGAGTAGTGGGATCGATTCGAGATCTCGCAGGAGTAAAACTATGACCGAAGACTTTTTTAAATCTGAAATCGTTCAAGAAGAACTGAATGATCTACAAACTTCATACACAGAACTCCTTAAAATGTCGCAAGAGTTTAAGGGATTTGATGATGAAGCGAAGATTAATCACATTAATAAAACATTAGAACTCATTGCTAAGCAGAAAGTATTCTACTCACGCCTAGAAATGATGGCAAATTATGTTGAGGAAGATGGTGACGAGGAGACGGAGGTGCAAGAGATGAAGAACCGTATCGATACCGTGTCTAATCTCTACACCGATGGCGAGAGCAACCTCTTACAGATCCTCCAAGTCATGGAGGACAAACTCCTGGGTTGGAAAAAAGAATTACAGAATGGGGGTTGACACCCCATAAATAGTGTGTCATGATGACCTTGGTCAGGTGACACACAGACCAAATACAAAACACAATACGGAGAATACGATGTCATTTTCATCTCTCAAAAAGTCCAGCGGATCCATTGCAGCACTGACAAAGGAACTGGATAAGATGAGCAAAGGTTCAGGAGGTAATGGTCCTGACGAACGTCTTTGGAAACCTGAGGTTGACAAAGCAGGTAACGGTTATGCAGTCATTCGTTTCCTGCCTGAACCCACAGGTGAGGACCTGCCATGGGCACAGATCTGGTCCCATGCATTCCAAGGTCCTGGTGGTTGGTATATTGAGAACTCTCTCACTACTTTGAACCAGAAAGATCCTGTGGGCGATCTGAATCGCACACTGTGGAACAGTGGTCTTGATAGTGACAAGGAGATTGCACGTAAGCAGAAGCGTAAACTCTCTTACTACTCCAACATCTTTGTTGTCAAGGATCCTCTGCATCCTGAGAACGAAGGTCGTGTCTTCCTCTACAAGTATGGTAAGAAGATCCACGACAAGATTGTTGAGGCAATGAAGCCCCAGTTCCAAGACGAGACACCCATCAATCCTTTCGACTTCTGGAAGGGTGCTGACTTCAAGTTGAAGATCGTCAAGCAAGATGGTTACTGGAACTATGATCGCTCTGAGTTTGCTTCGGCATCTACACTCGGAGACTTTGATGACGATCGTCTGGAAGAGATCTACAACAGTCAGTATTCCCTTGCTGACTTCACTGCTCAGAAGAACTTCAAGTCCTACACTGACCTTGAAGCACGTCTGAATCTGGTACTTGGTAAGACTCGCACTGCCCGTGTGCAGGAAGAGGAAGAGCAGGATCCAGTGTTCAACACAGTGACAGTTGCCAAAGAGGAACCTAGTTTCAACACTGGGTTTGGAAGCAGTGTAGAATCAATGAAAGAGGAGGAAGATCCCGACCTCTCTTACTTCGCTAAACTCGCTGAGGATTGATTCATGAAGAGAGTATTACTTCTTATTGCCAGTGCTGCTCTCTTCGCAGCAGCACCAGTGGAAGCACATGGTAGGCATGGTGGTCACCGCCACCACTCCTGCCACTACCACTGGAAATATGATGCTACCCATTGTCACAGACCTCGTGGACGATACCACCGCCATCGTAGGTGGGAGCACCGACACGATGGGCATGGACACTACTACGATCACCGTACAGATCTGATTTTGAAATTCGACTTCTAGTTACCAAATACCCCGAAAAAAACTTCGGGGTGTTTTTTTGCCCCAGAGGTTTTTCATAAATATCAATGATAAAGGGTGTAATTAATGTTATCAACTGCTTATCGCCTACGAATGGAATTCATCTGTAAGTGCATTGCAAATGGAGAAGAAGTGAAGTTATCAGATATGATCTGGGCAAACAAACTTGCGAAAGCCAATACATCTGCCAATGAGATGTTAAAGATGGCACGGCGACAAATCACTTATAAGATTGAGGAAGGTAGTACCGATGATTTTCTGAATAGGATGGGATTAGGTGATCCCGACCCATCCAACCATAAGAAGGGATTCACTGATGCTGATGATATTAAGGATTGGTTCCACACTGACAAACCTGATGATTGGAGACAACGAGACTAATGCCAAGTGAATTTGATTATGTTGAGGCACCTACGGAGGGTGAAGTTGACAAATGGGGGTTTTCGATAAAACCCACTATCACTGATTCTGAGTGTATTTTACGATGTTTGCGAAATGCCCCAGAAGGAACTGACAAGAAACAAGTTGCTAAGTTAATCCGACTGTATGAGAATCTATGACCAAAACAGAATGTAAGGAAAAACTCCTTAATCATGTGAGAGTTCAACTTAACAAGTTGAATAAGAAACAACTGAATGACCTAGTTACCAAGCACACATGCAAAAAGACTACGTAGTGATAACAACATGGGATCCTGAATTTCAGTGTATACGTTATCATTACGTTCATAAGTCTGAAAAGGATCCTATCCAATTCGTCAAAAACCTCAATCCCGAGCAAGAAGTGCTATGAGCAGTAAAATGCTATTCCTAGTTGACATTGGTAATGGCAGATGTCTGAGTCACGATGGATACATTCAAATTGGTATTTTCTCTCATAGTGTAGAGAAACATCTTGAATTGTGTCCTGAACAAGAATGGCAAGTTACCTATTGGATGCCTGATCCATTCTGTATTAGATATCCAAGACCTAATTATCAGCATACAATGAAGGCGAATGAAGGTTCACCTAAGACTGATAATGCTACTGATAGTCGTCCTAGGGACTTCCCAGATCAAGCAACAAACCGATTGGAGAGAACATTATGAAGATGTGGGAGACAAAATGCTCTGGGTGTGGTAAGATGACACCAGCGAACCAGTGCCCTCAATTGAGGATGGTTCCCCTTTGTAAACCTTGTTGGTTGAAATCCATTAAGAAATGAAGTTTAAAGCATTAGTATTCATCCGACTACGATCACAGGTTGATGACTCACCAGGTAATGCTGTGAGAGATGGTAGTAAGCGATTGTCTGAGTTAGATATCAAGAAACTTAGACTTGGTAAAGTGATTGATATTTGGTTGGAAGCACCAACCAGAGAGTATGCAGAGAAAGAAATTGAAATGCTTTCAGATCGTTTCTATGCTAATACAGTCATGGAAGACTGGGACTATGAATTGACTGAGATTGACACTTTCCCCAAAGGTATTGAGTAATGGATGATTTTAACGCACCAGGATCTAATAAGATAGGACTCACTCCTGTATTCAAAGATTTCGTAGTTAATTTACAGATAGATAATGTGGTGAAGATCTTAGATGCTAAGATCGATCGTTGTCGTGTTTACAACAGTGACAACCGAGATGAAGTTTATCATAAAATCACAATTACATATAAGGACCCAGAATGAAATCAGTCATTTATTCAAACGGAAGTCAAGAGTGTGAGCGTATGGCATCACTGCTATACTCGCTAGGTGGCGAATTTCTGGAATATCGTCTAAATGAACATTTTTCTCAAAGATCCTTTGAGAATGAGTTTGGTCCAGAAGCAACATATCCCCAAGTGTCGATCGGTGTCAGACATCTTGGGGATATGAAGGAAACCCTACATTGGTTGGGTGACAAGGGTCTACTTAGTACCCACCATACCCACTAGAACCAGAAGATCCAGAACTAGACGAGGAACTGCTACTGCTGCTGCTACTGGAAGAGGAACTGCTGCTGCTAGAACTGTTACTATTAGAAGTGCTACTAGCATCTGTGGTTCCTGCCACAACACCAGAAGAGTTCACAAGGTTCTCAGATGCAGCACTACTGCTAGCACTACTAGTAACTGTTGCCCCAGAATCTAACGTTGTAGTACGAATAATTCTAGAACCAAGTTCTTGCTGTCCAGCAAATGCAATCGATGGTGAGAGACCATACTGAGTAGAATATATGTCCTTCTGAGTAATGAATACTTCTTGGACAGAATTTGGTGTCATCTTAACCTGATCACCATCACCAATTTCTTCACTTGGTAGATATTCAAGAAGACTTTCAAATTCATCAACAAACTGTTCTACGTAATCATTACGTAAAACCCAAATATTCGCTTTCTCATCATTTAGATTCCTTTCGTGTTCCCAGTTTGATACTGGATATATGATGGGAGTTACCAGTGTTCCATCAGGTCTATAATACCTAAAAGTGCTATTAACAATGGTACCTTCATGTAAGAGAGTATCACCTTGATCACTCTTTACTTCAAAAGTTTCATGATGATGGATTTGATTGATATTACTATTATATCTACTATCAACATACTGATATAACTCTTGCTCATCCATAGGCCATTCATTATAAATGTTAATAATGTTATTGCATAGCAATATCACCCAGTCTAATTCTGGGTCACCATAAAGTTCATTTGCAACTTGATCAGGTCTTTCATTATTAACAATAGAATATTGCTCAAAACCTAAGATATCCTCTTGGACAATATCTCGAATCTTGATTCGTCGGAAGATATTCTTAGCAACAATGTAAGGTTCAACATTATTCTTCCTAAAAGAAGATATGCGTACCTTTACGTTTGGGACTAGTTCAAAATAATGTGTCATTTGTTCTTACCGCCGTTTTTGTACATATCACGAGTGATGAACGCAGTCTCATCAAATGTCAATGTCATTCTGTATGATGCAGGACCGAAGTCTGTACCATCATCAGCAAGACCTCTAATTGAACTATTCTGTCCTGATGGTGTCATATTGACTTGCATGTTAGTCAACACCATGTTTACAGGATATGTAAGTAGTGTTGACAATGTTTCAGGACGAGATATCTCACCTCCACCCTTTGCAGTCTTGCTGCTACCATTTGGATTGTATCTAATCAGTTCTGCCTTAAAGAAACGTGGGATAGTTAACCATCTTGCTGCCTCACCACTTGTACCAGGTAGCATTGCATCCCTGAGTGCATGAATAATTTTGATAATGTTCTCTGCTTCCTTTTCATTACGTGGTGCCATATCAAAGGTAAAGTTGTGAGAACGATAGTTAACACCTTTGAACACTGTCTCTTGGTATGGGTTGAATACCTTACCCTTTGCTAATGCTGCCATCTGGTTCTTATCCAGACTGCCATCAGTACCAGCAAAATTATTCAAACCATTGAAGATACCAGAGACTGCACTAAACGCAATCTCTGGTTTTGCTGCATTTGCCCCTGCCTGCACCTTATCAACAATACTTGACATATCATTATTCTTCATTGCTTCCACAACAGCAGCACCGAATGGTCCTAGTGTTGCTTTGTCATAAGTAGTGCTGAATGTCTCACTCAAATCATGTGGTAAGTATAAGTACACAGACTTCATGATCTGATCTGCTGTACCTGTCTTTGCTTTACCGCCACCCTTACCAGGTTGACCAGCATAAGTATAGGGATTATTCTTCTCCGAGTCGTAGATAGAGAACTTCAAGTAGTCCATACTACGTGTAGAACTTGTGGCTCGGTTAGATATTGACCCGTCTCCCCTCTTTCTCGGACCACGAGGTAACTGTAATGGATAAATAAGTCTAGCACCATCACTACCAATCTTTCCCAATCCACCATTCTTCTTGGCAGTTTGAGGATTGTTATTTGCTTTTTTATTCTTTTGTGGCATGAGTTATTCAGGAAAGTTTAGACCGTCAAACACTCATAAGTATAAAGGTGATCCCACAAATATTATTTATAGAAGTTTATGGGAAAGAAAGTTCATGATGTGGTGCGATAAGAATGAGAACGTTCTTGAATGGGGTAGTGAAGAGATCGTCATTCCATATATCAGTCCTGTCGATAACCGTCCCCATCGTTATTTTCCAGACTTTTATGTCCGAGCACGAACTAAAACTGGCAAGACTGAAAAGTACATCATTGAGGTTAAACCCGCTGCACAAACCTTACCGCCGAAGAAGTCTAAGAGAATAACTAAAAGATATATTAGTGAAGTGAAGACATATGCTGTGAATGATGCTAAGTGGAAAGCGGCGAAAGAGTATTGTCTTGATAGAAGAATGAAATTTATGATACTGACCGAACACGAATTAAAGGTATGAGTATCTTCAACGATGTCAAAGATCTTGCTGGTGGTAGCAGGCAATCCAAAGAATGGTATCGATCCCAGTTCATGTTTGGACTACAAGATTCCAGAGGTTTCAATGTAGGTGATGTTATATTTTTTTCATATTCTGCACAAACTGAGGGATTGCAGTATTATGATAAATTCCCTATGGTATTGGTAACTGATGTAGATCTACCTAAGAAACAATTCTCTGGTGGTAATTTACATTATCTAAGACCATCTACAAGAACAAGTATTGCTAGATCATGGGGTGGGGGATCCGTCGCTTATCCTATGCGTTGCCATCATAAATACTTTATGTCAAGTGCAGGTAATATTAAAACTGTGCCTTCTATTGATCTAAAAGAAATGAAAGTACCACTACCATTGGAGCAATTCACAATGGATGTTGCTGGTCGTTACATTGATGTACCTAGTAGTGTTATTTGGAGTAGATAGTGGCAACCCCCAACAGATTTACTGATTTTAGAGAACAAATTGCAACGAATGCAGGAGCACCTGCTACTAGCAATCTGTATCAGATCATCCTGCCATTGCCAGCAGTATTCTCTGATAACACTCAGAATGGTACTGTAAATAAGCAGATACGTAATCGAGCAGTCAATACTGTACGAAATATTAATTACTATGCATCTAATGTAACTGTCCCTAGTAGAGCAATCACTACTGGTGAAGTCAACAACTTTGGTATGATGCGTCGATTCGTGACAGGTCAAACTAACTCTGAGATTACTATTTCATTCTTAGTGACCAAGGATATGCAGCACAGGCAATTCTTTGAGCAATGGATGAATGCTGCTGCCTCTGACTCTGACAATACTGTGGGTTTCTATGATAATTATGTGACAGACATGATGATCGTCAAGTGGGAGCACGGAGCAAACTTTAAGATCAAACCTAAGGGGTATCCTAAGTCAACAGGTTTACATCCATCACAGGCATCTGCTGTATGGAAGATGTATGGTGCATTCCCAACTAATATTAGTACAATGTCATTTGATAACGAACAGACAAGTTTGTTGCAAATGGATATACAGTTTTACTTTGAACGATATCGTTTCGATCAAGTTTCACCTGCCACACTTAAAACAAAAGACGGTAAGAGACAGGTTATCAATTATGATGAAATTCAATTCAGAGTATCTGGTTCGGGTAATCCTGATGTACAAAGGTTTAGCATCGGATAACCTGTCTAAATAATTACATCGTAATTTCATACTATGCCACTTCCTACTCTTGTTGTCCCTGATTATGAGTGCAAAATGCCCATCAGTGGAACAAAGGTCACGTATAGACCTTTCCTTGTAAAAGAGGAGAAACTACTTTATCTCGCTATGGAAACTCAGAACGAGAAGGAGATGTTCAAAGCAGTCAAGACTATCTTGAAGGCGTGTACTAATCTAAAAACTGTTGATAATCTTGCAACATTTGAGATTGAATATCTATTCTTGAAGATCAGATCCAAGGCAGTTGGTGAAGTCAGTGAATTCAAAGTCACATGTCAAGATGATGGTGAAACCCAAGTTGATGTTGCTATCAACCTTGAAGATGTTGAGGTAATCGTTCCTAAGGAACACAAAAAGATTATCAAACTGAATGAAACTGTCAAAATTGAGATGAAGTATCCTGCTCTCGAAGCATTCGTCGATCGAAACATGAAAGACGAACCTGATATTGATGATGTGTTTGATCTTGCTGCTAGTTGCATCAAGAAAGTATATGAAGGTGAAGAGACCTATGATTCATTCACTAAGAATGAAGCAAAGGATTTCCTTGGTCAGATGAACAATGAACAGTTTGGTATGATTCAACAATTCTTCGATACCATGCCTAAACTAGTGCATGAGTTCGATGTTGAGAATCCTAAGACCAAAGTTGTGAATACTGTTACACTTGAAGGACTCGCTTCTTTTTTCGCATAGCCCTGATGCATAGTAGTCTTGAAAATTATTACAAGACTAACTTCGCCTTAATGCATCATCATAAGTATTCACTCGCTGAGTTGGAAACCATGATACCTTGGGAACGAGAAGTTTATACTAACTTGCTCTTGGCATACCTCCAAGAAGAAGAACGAGAAAGATCTAAACAGAAGAACTCCCTCTAATGGCAGCAACTCTTAGAAAATATATTACGGTCAGTCCCAGTCAAATGACTGGTTCTGATGATTTGGGCAAGGTATTTAAAAAAATGACCATTGCCCAAAATCGTATGGGTGGTGCTGTAACAAATATTGGTGTACAACTTACAGAGTTTAAAACACTAGTTGAAATGTATCAAGAGTCCACAGTAGGATTCTTGCAAGAAGAGATAGATATATCGACGGAAGAGAGTGAGCATAGAAAGAAGATAATTGAAGCAAAGACTGACGCACTTGGTAGGAAGAAAGGTTTACAGCAAGATAAGTTAGCAGAGAAGAAGCAAGAATCTCTGAATGAGAAAGGTGAAGAGAAGGCAGGACTAGAAGAAGGTAAGAAAGAGAAGAAATCTAGATTTGGGTGGTTGAAAGCACTGCTGAAACCAATGGCCGTCCTAATGGGTGGTTTGATGAAGTTAGTTGCCATCCCGATTGCGATGGGGGTGATGGACTGGTTAGGTGATGAAAAGAATAAAGAAAAGATAATTAAGTTATTCAATTTCTTTAAGGGTGTCTGGAATCTTGCATCAACGTTCACCCGTTGGGGTGTTGGTACAGTTCTGGATGGTATAACTGACGTATTTGGATATGACCCTGATAAGGGTATGATCGGGAATGGTCTCGATAAGATGTTTGGTGTCCTTAAAATCTTAGCGGGATTCGCTGCAATCCATATTGGATCACGCATCCTAATGCCATGGAAGTTGCTAAGTGATGTCAAATTTATGTTTGGTCTCGGTAAGGCGGTAGACGCTGCCGATTCCATGGGGTGTGGACCTAAGGTAAAAAAACCGAAAGGTAAGAGAATTGGTAGAGATGGTAGAACATCGAAGCAGCGTCTTAGAGATATAAAGAAAGCGAAGAGACTTAGAAGAATCAAGGCTCTTCGTAGTCAGATTACTAAAAAGTTTACAGCAGCAGCGACTGGTATCAATGGTTTATTCAAGAAACCACCAACACCTGCTGTAAAACCAACACCTAAAACACCATTTCAACTTGAACAGGCACGTAAGCAGGCAACCCAGCAAGCGATGGGTCTTGGTGATGAGGTTGCAGAAGCAGCAGCAACTAACAAGGGTGTCGTAGGTACTCTTAGAAACATCTGGTCTGGTACTCTCGATGCGGGTGCTGTTGCTAAGTCAAAACTCAAAGAGGGTGGCACTTTTGCATTAAAGCAGGTAGGCAGACTTAATAATTGGTTTGGTGCTCGTGCGGGTGCCATGATTGATGGTGTCAAGGGTATGGGTCAAGGCATCTGGGACTTTGGTAAGAGAGCGGCGAAGAGTCTTGGTGATGTTGTCGAAATGGCAAAGAATCCTAAGGCACTTGCTGCAAAGGTAACTACAAAAGTCAAAAACTTCATCAAACCTATATTAGAGAAGAACCCTCAGGCAAAGAAGATTGCCGAGTTTGCTGAGTTACCAAGAGGACAACAGGTAAAGACGGCAGGAAAATCTGTTGTTAGTTTCTTGGCATCAGGATTTAAGAATCCTGGGTTCAAGACCATGCGAGAGTTTCTTGGTGCTGCGAAATCCAGCATGAAGATTGGTGGTATTGATACACTGATTGCCTCTGTCATGGCATTGTTAGATTATGGTGCATTTGGTGAGTCACCTATCAACGCTATACTGAAAGCATTAGGTGGTTTATTAGGATATAGTGCTGGTTTTGCTATTGGTGCTCCATTTGGTGGTGTTCCTGGTTTCATTACTGGTGCTGCTGGTGGATTCGCTGGTGAGTGGGCAGGAGAGCAACTACTTGGTTTGCTTGCTAAGACTGGTCTAGCAGATATAGATGATCCAATTGCTAAGCAACTTGGGGGTGATTTTCCACAGAGGAAACTTGTACGTGATCCTAATGGTGAAATGCCTGGTATGGAGGCATTGATGGGTGCCGCTGAGAATGATGGTGATGGCACGGCAGAGATTACACCACCAGAACTTCCCGAGATGGCAAAGGGTGGTGCTATTCGCGCACACAACCAAGGAACTAAGAGATTTGTAGATCCTGTTATTCTGAAACGGAAAGATACTGCAAAGACACCTGTTTCCGATTGGGGTAAATTTGCTAAGGGTGGTACTGTCAATGGACAACTACCTGATGAAGATCTAGTATCTATTGGTAGTGGTCATAAACTTGCTAAGGGAATTGCACCACAGTTCAAGGCAATGATGCAATCAGCATCAGAGTCTGGATTCAAGATGGGAACTCATTTTAGAATCAACTCATCATATAGAACATATGATAAGCAGAAGCAACTTTATGATCAATTAGGACCTGGTACTGCTGCATATCCAGGAACATCTAATCATGGTTTAGGTAAAGCAGTTGACCTTTGGTACACTAATGCATCATATAAATGGTTAAGGAAGAATGCAGGCAAATTTGGTTTTGGTCAGATACCAGGATATGAAACAGACAATCCTGATGGACATGAAGCATGGCACTGGGAGAATCTGAGTGGTTCTGGTAGTACCGATGGTGCTGGATCTTATGTTGCATCTGGCGATGCTGGTGGTGGTAACACAGGTGGTGGTGGATCTACTGCTAAAACAGGTGACAACAGTGGTGGTGGTGATAAGGGTGGTGCAACACCACAGCAAGAATATAGATCAACTGGTAGTATTGTAGATTTCTTTAAGAAGTCTGCTGGTATATTGGGGTCGTATGCATCAGATGCATCAGCAATGGATGGTTCAGGAATGCCACCAAGTCCTATACCAACATCCACAAGTATGCCAAAGACACCGTTGAATGGTATAGGACCTCTTGTTGATGGTGGTGCATATGCTGAAAGTCTCAAACCAAAATCAGAGACTAACATTGGTCCTGTTGCTGATGGTGCTGCATATGCTACTAAAATCAATGATGCAGCAAAGTCCAAGACCACTGCACCTTCTAGCATAAATACAAAAGCAGAGAAATTAAAATCTCTATCTACTGCAAAGGTACGTAGAGATAAGCAACCCGCTAAACCTGATATGATGATTGCAGTGCAACCAGTTATCAAGACTAAGACAGTCAATGCTGGTGGTGGTGGTGGCGGTAACTCTGGTCCCGCATCATCTCCCCTGCTCACACAGTAAATGGCAGAAACCAAAGCAAGATTATATAAGTATGTAACACCCCCTTCCACTACTGGTAAGGGTGGAATTACTGTGAAGATTGGTGATAAGACAATCACTTCACCAACAGTAGGTTTTGTTAAAAATATCAAAGCAGTCAACAGTCTTGGTGCGACTACCAATAGTATTGCCATTCTAGTTGAGGACATGAGTGCCTCATTCAAGAATTTTTATTCACAAACTCTTTCGTTACAGCAAGGTATCCTTGATCAACGTAAAGATGCGATGATAGATGAGAAGAAACTTCTCAAAGATCAGCAACGTAAAGATAAGAAAGCAGAAGGGTTAGAACAAGATAAGAAAGCAGAAGCAAAGCAAGAAGGTAAAGGTAAGAGCAAAATTGCTGAGAAGAGTAAAGCAATTGCTGCTAAGACATTTGGATTCTTCCAAGGGATTGCTCAACTGTTCGGTGGTATCTTCAAATCATTACTCCTTTATGGAGTGATGGAGTGGTTTGGAGATCCTGAGAACACCGAGAAAATTAAAAAGTTCTTTGAAGCAATAAAATCTATTGGTAAGTTTCTTATCGAGACCTATGGTGCCCTGGTCAGTATGGGACTCAATGGTCTCATAGAATTCTTAGATAATCCATTAAGTTTGGAAGGTGTATTTGGTATCATCAAATTTGTTACAGCATTAGGACTCATATTTGCTCCTGCTGCCGTAGCAAAATTAGGTCTTGGTTTATTCTTTAAACTGGCGAAAAGTGGTGGATTAGTTAAAGGTGTTTCAGGATTTATTAGTACACTATTCAAGAGTGTTACTAGTATGTTCAAAGGAATATTTGCCTTTGTTAAAGGTAGAGGTCTTTGGGTAGCAGGAGCATTCTTAGCAGGTACCGCAGTTGCTGCCGCTGCTGGTGCATTTAATGAAGATCCTACTGAGGAAAGTGTCGATGATATGGTGAAGGATAAGGGTGAAGAAGAGACTGAGAAGCAGTTGCAGAAGCAGTTAGACAGTCTTAACTTCATTCAGAAGATGTTGGGTAAAGATAAACCCATCAAACAACAATTAGAGAGGTTAGAAGGTAAAGCAATAGGTGGTCAAGTTGGTAAAGCATCAGGTGGTGGATGGATTAATGGTCCTCAATCTGGATATCCTGTATCACTTGATGGTGGCAGATCTACATCATTCATCGGTCATGGTACTGAATGGGTAGGTAAACGTTCTAGTGGTGGTGATGCATTCGTTGTACCATTCGATACTCCTGCAACTAGGGGTGGCAATGGTCTGACTAGCATGAGAATGCAGCAGGCGAAAGCGGGTGGTTATGGACTCCCTGCATTTGCTAAGGGTGGTAAGTTATCTGGCACAAAGAATCACCGTCGTGATGGTTCACAGGAAGAGAATCGTCTTTCTGGAATGGATAGGATGGCGAAAGGTGGCAAGATGTTCTTGCACTGGACCGCTGGTGGTGGTAACTTTAAGCAGAAAGGAAAGTATCACGGTATCATTCAAGGTGATGGTAGTGTATATCGAGCACACCCCTATGATCAAAGAGGTGGTGTTGCACACACATATTTAAGAAATAGTACAGGTATTGGATTGTCTCTCGCCGCGATGTCAGGTGGGGCAGGTAATTATCGTTGGCCTAGTGATGATCAAGTCACTTCAATGTCCAAAGAGATTGCTAATATTGCAAAGAACAGAGGGTGGTCTCCTAATGATATTAATGTTAAGAATGTGATGACTCATGCTGAGGCAGCATCTGGTAAAGATGGTCAACTACCTCGCAATGATAACTATGGTCCTACGGCATGGGGTGGTGATGGAGCACGTTGGGATCTCTGGCACCTCACTAAGAACGGAGAGAAAGGATCTGGTGGTAATATCATTCGCGCTAAGGCGAGAGGATTTATGGGTGGTGATTCCACCGTGGCAGAATCATCAGGATCAGTAGCACCAGTCAAGGGAGCAAAGACAACTGTATCCAGTCCTAGTGGATCCACCTCTACATCCCCCTCAGGGGTGTCTAGCGCGTCCCCTGGGGCGGGTGCAACACAGGAAGAGGCACAATATAAGTCCACTGGTGCAATTATGGATTTCTTTGGTAAATCCACTGGGATGTTGACAGACTATGCATCAGATGCTAGTGCCATGGATGGATTCTCTTCGGGTGGTAAATGGGCACCGTTGTTGAATCTGGTTGCTGGTAAAGAATCTGGTGGTAATTATGAAGCGATGTATCCTAGTACCACTCTTCCAGGTGCTACTAAGATGACCATTTCTCAGGTTATTGGTCAGGCATCAGGTGCAGTAGGTAAGTATCAACAACTTCCACGTTTCCTTGCTGAACGAGCAAGAAAGGCAGGTTTAGATCCAGATAAAGATCTATACAATGCTGCTAATCAAGATAAGATTATTATTGAGGCAAACTTAAAAGCGCGTGGAGCAGAATCCTGGTTAGCGGGTAAGATGACTGATAGAGAATTCATGCAAGGATTATCTCAGGAGTTTGCGTCACTACCTAATATGGATGGTAAGTTCCATTATCCAGGTCAAAGCAGTGCAATGACTCCTGACAAGATCATGACAGCATTGAAGCAAGTGAAGAAAGGTGGTATTCCTAAGTTTGATCCTAATAAGAAATATCAGACTGGTGATATCGTCATGAAGGATGGTAAACAAAAGATCTTTGATGGTATGGGTTGGGGTGCTCATGATGGTGTGAGTGCTACTTCACAGGGCACATCAGCAGATACTTTGAGTGCAACTGAACCATCAACAGGTAGTGGAGATACAAGTGGTGGTGATGCAAAACAAAAGAAACCTGTCACCATGGAAAGTGTCATGGAGAACTTCGGTAGCAAGGTGGGTCTCTTGCAGAAGTATGCATCAGATGCATCAGCAATGGATGGTGATGGTGGCATTTCACCTAGTGATAAAACATTTGGTGCAGATCTTCTAGCAGGAATGCAGAAGAAGGAAGATGATGCAGCAGCAGAAGCAAAAGAAGGTAGTGGTCTTTCTGCTGCTACCTTACCTCCTCAGGGTGGTAGTGATGACGAAGTTGCTGCTGCTGCTCCATCAGGCGGTGGTGGTAGTAGTGAACCCTATATAATACCAGCAAATGATTATGCCAGACCTAGGTTTGGGATTACATCGGATATCTTTAACCAACCTGTTAGCATAGCGTAATGGCAGACACTAAGTCTTATAAACTAACCAAAGCAGATTTACATCTACGTGGTGATAATCAACCACTTGACATTAAAAGTATCATTAGTGAATTTGTTTGGTTTGAATCGATTGATTCACCATTCATTCGATTGGATGTTGGTATTCTGGATTCCACAGATTTAGATACCAGATTGTTTGGTACTGAGATGCTGGATATTGAATTCTCCACGTTCGCTGGTCAGGAGGAGGGAAAGAAGGAAGGTAGATGTAAAGCAACCTTCAAGATGTATAAGATTGGTTCTGTTCTGAAATCAGAAAGAGCAAAGATGTATATCCTACACTTTGCGCCAGAGCAGATGTACTTCAATGAAGCAAACCGTGCATTCGGTATGTTTGGTGTGAAGAATGGAAAACCAGATCTTGTTCAGGAGATGTTGAAGAAGCATTTAAAGATACCTAACAAAGATATCTTCGTTGAGGCACACACTCCAATGAATGTGATCTGCCCTAATTGGAGACCTGTTGATGCTATATCGTATCTAACTGATAAAGTTTCCAGAGTAGGTAAAGGTAAGAATAGTAAGACTGGTAAGAAAGGAACTTCTAAGAAGCAAGCAGGATTTTTGTTCTGGCAGAATAAGCATGGATATAATTTTGCATCGATTGATATGCTATGTGAGCAAAATGCCATAAATGAATTCATTTATGGACAGAAAAATGTGAATAGTAATGATCCAGTAGCAGATATGAATAGGATTGAGAGTATTAAATATCCTGATCGTGCTAATCAATTAGAAAAACTTAGGAATGGTATCTACAAAACAACAACCTTTGGTGTTGTGATGGCAGCACCCACAATGAGTACATTACCAAACTCAGGTGCATCTACCGATGAAGAAGGTCCAGAAGGCACTGTAATGGGTCCTGTGGTATCACAAATCCTACAACTGTTCGGGAAAGCATCAACCTTAGAGAAAGAGTTTCCATACGATCTCGAAGCAATCGAAGAGTTTCTTGAACTACACCCAACTAGATCCAGAATGAAAATTCTGCCTAAGATGACACAGCAGGATTCAAACAATATGGATGGTGGTGCAGAGGAAGAGAGTGCAAGTATTCTTAATGCTTCATCATATGCATCTCAACGTTGGTACCTATTAAATACGCATACGCTAACAATTAAGGTACCAGGAAACACCAGAATGTTCGCAGGTGCTGTAATTAAGGTGAAGATACCTACATCTCAACAGAAGAATAAGAATAAACTGCCAAAAGATCGTATGTTTTCGGGTAAATACCTCATAAAAGGCGTCAAACATGTGTATTCTAACACAGGAATGACCACAGAACTGTTTTTATGCAGAGATTCATTACCAGCCTATAATAAATAGTACCATACTAATTGAAGTATCACGATGAAAGATATCGCAACTCACATCAACAAAGATGTAGAAGAACTAAACGGTACGGAGTGCTCAGCACAACGTAAGCGTCACCTCACATCTGAACTAAACGATCTCCTACTGTGGCAGGAAGGACATCCTAACGATTCTCACGATCCTAGTCCCTTGGAAATGTTCTGTGATCAGAACCCATCAGAACCTGAATGTCTGATCTACGAGGACTGACTTGACAGAGTATAGATAAAGTATTATACTCAACACTGTAAGGGTTCGCAGGGCAAGGGCCTTAAAGATACTATGGAATACATTGACATTGACGCTCCTTACAGTTTCATAGGTGGGGGTAAGATCAGTCCAGAAATTTGTGATGGACTGATCGACTTCTACAATACATGTGACTACCTTGAACAAAAAGAGGGAGAGTGTGGTGGTGCTGGTATCGATAAAGACATCAAAGACTCTATTGACTTAACGATTCCTAGATATATTAAAGATAAGAGAGTCACAGATTATATTGATCAGTTAGCAGAAGTCACTAAAAATTATTGTGACTTTTTTACACAACTCCAAAGTTTTGAGTGGGATTTGCTTGAAGACTTTAACATTCAATGTTATCCACCTGGTGGAGGATTCAAGAAACTACACTGTGAACGTGCTAGGAATCATGCATCATGCAATGGTAGGATCATGGCATGGATGACATACCTAAATGATATTGAAGAGGGTGGGGAAACATATTTCTCTCAGCAGAAAGCAAAGGTCAGACCTGCCAAAGGATTGACTCTTATTTGGCCTGCTGACTGGACACATATGCATCATGGTATACCTGCACCCAATGAAGAGAAAATGATTATTACTGGATGGTATGACCTTATTTGAGAATATGATTCTTGGTCATTATAGGAATAAGAAACAAGCACAGTCTAATCCTACTAAATGGCCACAGATTAACATCTTATACACTAAGATTGATGATCTTGTGTTAGAATTGAAGCAATGGTATAACTATCAAGGCGAAGATAAACCATATCGCCACTACCATCTAACCTTAGAGCATCTAGATGAGCATAGTGTTATTACACATGCACATAATGTAGGTACTGACGAACCAGGATGTAATCTACAATGGGGATACTTTGATGGATGGTGGTTTGGTGAGGTTCAAGATGAATGTATCTTACGAAATACTAGGGTAGTCAGTAGTATTCAGTTCAATGGTGATGTATATCGATCACTAGATACTGGATATAATGTAGAAACTGGTGACTTTGCTTGGGGTAAAACTCCCGATGAAGGTATGTTTCAGTTTGATCGTCTAAATAATGCCAGGAACCTAAATCACACGTTGACATAATGCTTGGAACTAAGACTGACTTTGTAGGTAGAGATGGTTTCTCCTGGTGGATTGGTGAAGTTGAGAGCGTAGAAGATCCTGCTCAGACAGGTAGGGTCAAAGTTCGTATCATGGGATGGCATCAGAAAGGTAAAACTAATGATGATGGATCCTCTACCTACCTAGAAGACTTACCTACTGAGGTATTACCGTGGGCAACTGTGTTGTTGCCTAATGATAAACCACAGATCAAGAATGCTGGATCTACATGCGAATTGCAAGTAGGTGCATTCGTGATGGGTTTCTTCATGGATGGTGATGAAGCACAACTACCTTGTGTGCTTGGTGCATTCCGTGGATTTAAGAAGAAAACTAATCAAGGTGGTGGTTCAGGAGGAGAAGAAGGTCAAGATACCGAAGTCAGTAAGACTGTCATTGCTGATAATACCGAGGCAGAGAAAGATGAGTACGCTACTACATCACCTCAAAGAAAATCTCTGACAGGTGAAGATGTTGAAGGTGGTCATCCATTTGTTAAGAATCAGGGTGCTACTACTGGTGGTCCTGAGGGTGGTGAAGAGCAATCTCGTGGTGCTATTAGTAGAGCAGAAGTAGAAGCACCATTTAATGTATACACAAACCCATTGGGTCCACCATCAATGGAAGGTGGTATTGCTGATGGTATTCATGGTCCTATTGGTGCCAGTGATTCCTTTTCTAAGGATCTAGCACGAATGTTGAATGATATTGGTGTGCAGATTGGTTCATTGGGATCTAATGGTGAAGGTGGTCTGGTATCTGTTGTTTCAGGTCACATTCAGCAAGGTAACAACATCCTGAAAAGTATTAGTAATGTATCTAATTTTGTTGTTAATGCTGTTACAGGTATGGTTGCTCCTATTAAGGAGATCCTGGCACAACAAATCAGAGTGATGATTGATGCTGTTGTTTCATTTGGTGCCAAGATCATCCCACTAGCAGTGGTCACTACTATCATCACATTGATCAAGAACATCATTCAGAATATCTTCTGTCAACCTGTCCCTGGATGGTTAGATGCTATTGGTAATATTATGGGAATGATAGGAGACTTTGTAGACGGGATATTTGATCTTGTCATGGACATTGTTAACAAAATTATCAATCAAATTGCTGAGTATGTAACCAAGGCACTGAAAAATATTCAGAAGGCAATTTGTAAAGCAATCAAAGCAGTATCTAAGGTCTTCAATAAAATTCTCAAAGCAATCAGCACTATCGACAAGATTAGTGAGATTGCAACCTCTGTTGGTAAGTTCTTTGAGATTGATTTTACAGCGTTAACTAATTTCTCGAACGTTCTTAATATCATTGCACTGATTGTTGATATTATTGCATCGTTTATTGATTGTGGAAGGAAGGCGCGAAAACCGAAAGCGAAGGGGTGGTTACCATTAGTTGGTACCACCGAGTGTGCTGACGTTGGTGATGGACTGTATGGTCCTGGTGGTAACTCTGACTCTGATGATTGCAGTAGTTTTGGTGAGGAAGGTAGTGGTGGAAACTTCTTTGATAAGTTCTTCCAGAAGTTAAATCCATATGTAATGGAAACCAAGTTGTTCCTGAATGGTGCAAGAGACATTGATGATGCAACACCTGGTAAAGAGAAGCGTATCCGTTCTGGTCCTGGTGGTGTCACTAGTTTCCAAGATAAATTAGGTAACGAGCACCAAAATATTCCTGGTAACGAAACACAAATCATTGGTCGTGACCTTATTCATAATGTTAAGAACAACCATGTTCATACTATTGAGGGTGATTACTATCTGAAAGTGATGGGTGACTTCCACCTTGAAGTTTCAGGATCATTTAACGAGCACACTTCTAATGGTGCTGGTGCTAAGGCAAAAGGTGGTGGTGGTAATCCACTAGGTCAGGACAATAATCAGTGGACTAAGCAAGCATCTGATTCTATTGAAAATGCTGTTCAGATTGCTTCTGGCAAGAATGTATCAATCGAAGCAGGTGATAAGGAAGCAAAGTCTACCTCCACCAAAGCAGGAGACCACGCGATCTCGTATCAGGGTGACTTGACACTACAAGGAAACCAGGTTAAAGTGAAAGGGATCTCAGGCATCACCCTTGATGCCCCTGACGTACACACCAGTGCGACCTCTATCACAAACAAGGCAACTGGTGAGATCGTGAATGAAGCATCATGGATCACATCCTTCTTGGCATGTGGTAGAATGGACATCATCGCGATCTTCCAGACAATGCCAGTCTTTACTGGTTCATACAGTCTGGTGAACGGATCCATTGTAGATATCTGCATGGATGCCCCGATGGGATCAGTCTCACCTGCTATGCATGTTCGTATGTCACTAGGTACCAAAACTGCTGCTGGAATGGCAGACATCGTTGCGGGATCTAATGCTGGCGCTCACATGACCTTAGTGTCCACTCCAACAGGTGGCATAGGTGAGATCGTAACGGGCGGTAGCGGTGCTATCGTTAATCAAGTAACAACAGGACTGCTCTCTCATGGGTGCGGAACTGGTCTTGCTGCATTTGGGTGTGCCCTCGGTCCCACTCAAATTTATGGTCTACCTGTCATGCTTAACTAAATGATGTCTCCTAATTTCATTGATCACGCTTACTTCTATTTTTCTGAGCGTAAGATCACCGTTGCCGATGATGATGGTTACGATGAGACGGTACAGTTTGAATTTACAACAGACGGTGCCGAAGGGTATGCCCAAGTTGTCGAATTCCTCCAAAGTCGTCTTCCTTCTGATTCACTAACCTATTGCTTTAACTGATATGAATTCAAGTATCATTGAGATGACCTTCGAGGAAGTCGAGAGTAACTTCGATTTGTGCTTGACATTGTGTGGAAGAGGACATACAATTAAGATCACTCGGGAGGGTCATGGGTCAGTTCTCATGGTTCCTATCCCTGAGTATGAAAAAGCACTCGAAACTATCGAGACTGCGACAGAAGCAAACCCACCTCTACCTATGCCTGGTGGATGGCAACCCGATCCCGTAGGAGTACGACAGTATGTTGACGACGAACTTACAGCAATGCAGAAGGAACTTAACGATTGACATTAAATTGTGGTTCTCCGACATTGATAATGTCTGGCATTATTCACTCCTAGCGTTTGAAGATGGTAGCACACTACATAGTAGTACGGCAGATTCGTACTCAATCGCCTTAGCAAACATCGAATATCGAATTGCCAAACTAATGGCGGAAGAAGCGAATGAAGTACACAGTCGATAAAGCATACTGTTATCTTGATGACGTAGGTATCGTCAAGATGTTTATGATTGGTGGTCTACCTTTCACCTTTGAAGATGAAGGGTTTGACTCCACTGATGCAGATGTAGTAGCAGAAGCAAACACTAATCCTCATATTACTATGAGGCAAATGTATAGATGGTCAGACTATTTGATCTCAGAAGAATGTCATCCTATCCTATTTGACATGTCAGATCTTATTTCAAATTACCAAGACGTGCCTGATTAGCTCAGTTGGATAGAGCAGGTCTTTTGTAAAGATCAGGTCACCCGTTCAAGTCGGGTATCAGGCTCTCATTATCACGATTATTATGCCATTGTTTACTATGACTGACTCAATTTACGACGAAATCTTGAAAGATCCTGAGATTACTAATAGGTATAAACAGATGCCTAGTTATGCTGAACAGCGTCGAGATCGTTTGGGTGACATGATTATGGACTGGTTGGGTGATTCCGAAGTCAGTTCTAAGTTGTTCTATGAATCTATTCTTTCTGAGGTAGAAGAGAACATCAAATATCATGAAGACGCAATGAACAAGTATAAAGAATTTAAAGCATTGATGACTTGTAAAGACGTATAAATAACTGGGAAGAACAGCACCGATGGTTATCAGTGGGAACTAAAAGAATATCACAACTTGATACTATTGCTGATGAACTCGTAACGGGTGAAGCAATTATCCCTATTGTTATCTCCGATCCACTGATCCCTAACAGAAAGTCTAAGGTTAATCAACTTTTTAGATCTATCTCAGCGGGATCAGTTTCTGCGCCAGGTTTGGCGTTTGACTTGGATCGTGACACGGGATTATTCCAATCAGCAATTAATGAGATAGGTATTACATTTGGTACATCTACTCTGTATCAGAGTAGAACCAGTAATACTGATGGATCTGCAACTATTAGGCAGGTTGTGCAGGACACCGCTTCTGCTAATGCTAACATGCTAATTCAACCACAAGGTAGTGGTTACTTTACTGTTAGTGGAACTTCTCAATTTAATGACGCGACTACGTTCTTTACAGGTGATCAAAACCCTGCAAAGAAAGTAGTCTTTAATGTTGATACGGTATCTACTGCTGGTGGTACGAAGAGATTCGACTTCCCATCAGTAGGTGGTAATACTACAACAACATTCCTTGCTACTGATACGTTCCAAACGATCACTAACAAGACTGTTATCATTAAAGATACTGAGTTAAGTATCACTGGTTCTACTGATACTGCAAAGATTGCTAAGTTTGAGACTGACGCATGGGATGCTCCTGGTGAGCACATCTATCGTCTGCCTGACTTTGGTGCTGGTCAGACTCAATCTACTCTGTTAGATGATATTACAGAGCAGGATGTATATAATAAGAACATGGTTAACCCCACGTTCTCTAATACACCTTCTAATGATGAGAACGATCCCACAAGATATGTTATCTTTAACTCATCAGTTCTCACCAGTGACAGAACAGTAACATTCCCAGACTTGAATGTTACAGTCGTTGGCGAAGCATCAACTCAGATTCTTACTAACAAAGTATATGAGGGTGCTATCTTCCAAGATACTACTGAGTCATCTAAGAAGATTACATTTGCATTGGGTAACCTCAATGATAATACAAACTTACAGTATACCTTCCCAGAAGGTAGTTTGGCAGAACCCCTAAATAATGGAACAGATGCCAACGTACTTGTAGCGGAAAGAGCAACACAAACTCTTGCGTTTAAGACGATGGAGTTCATGCAGATTAACAACCCAGATAATCTGAATGGTATTGTGACTATCGACGCATCTAACATTGAAGACGCGGTGACTATTAAGTTCCCCGCTGGTGATGCTACGCTTCTATCTACAAACAACATTGATGCAGTTGGTGTTTCCTTTGGTGGTTCACTATCTGCACCCGTCCTTGGCGGACAACTCAGACTACAATCATTTTTCCAAGCAGGATGGTAATTAACAAATGACAGCAGGAAGACTCGCCGCTGCAAAACCAGGGGCAACAACTAACACAGAACTCTATAAAGTAGATATTGAAAGTACAGCATCTGCTGTAATGAATGTTGCTAACCAGAGTGGTAGCGCAGTCACATATCGTGCTGCTATTAGAGACTACGATCAAATTCTTACTCTTGATGGTGATGAACCATCTAACTATGAGTT